ATTACTTCTGGAGATTATGATATTACACAAAAAGTTGTTAGAGGAGCTGCAACTAATTTAGGTGATCTTAGAGGTGACGGTGAAAATATTATGAGAGTTAGTAGAATTATTCCTGACTTTATTGCACAACAAGGTAATACAATTGTGCAATTAGATTTAAGAAATTATCCTAATAACACAGCAGCTAGTTCATCATTAGGACCATTTACTGTAACATCTTCTACTACAAAAGTAGACACACGTGCCAGAGCAAGAGCTGTTGCTCTTACAATAAAAAATACAGCTGTCGATACTAGTTGGAAATTAGGAACTTTTAGGTTAGATATACATGCTGGAGGAAGACGATAATGGCTATAGATAAAAAAATGAATTATGAAATACAAGGTGGTGTAAAAAATTACAGACCTTCAAAAATGGTGACTGTACCAAAAATTGCTAAATCATCACCAGATACACCTACAGCTAAGTTAGCTTATATTACACCTGAAGAAGAAAAAATACTTATAGATTTAAACTTATACGGATCATTAAAAGGTAAACCAAACAGAGGACCTGGAGGCATACCTTCTTTAGAAGGAGACTTTGGTGGACCAGGAGGATTTGGTGGTTTTCAAGGTGGTGGAGATTATAGTTCTGCAGAAACTGGTAATTTTTCTGGATTCGATGGAACAGGAAGTGGTCCAGAATTACCTCCAGGAGTAGATCGAAAACCAAGTCAAGAAGCACAAGATATAAGAAGTGCAGCAATTGCAGCAGGTGCAGGTCAAAGAGTCAACCCAGGTTTTTTTGATAGTAGAAATACAGTGAGTCCGCAAGAATTAGCAAGAGCAAAAGCATTTGCACCAAAAGCATATAAATCTAACCGTCGTAGTGGTATTGTGGATTTTATTACAGGTGGTGGAATAATGGGTGGATTAATTAGAGGTCTTGGACAAAAATTTGGTTTAGGAAAAACATATGATCAACCAACTTATGATATGTCTGGTTATAGTAGTTTAGGTTTAGGTGGATCAAATCAACCAGGTTTTGGTGTACCTAATTTTGAAAGTGGTGATGGTGACTATGACATGTTAGGAAATAAAATTAATGAAATTACAGGTGAAATAATTTCTCCTGCTGGAGCAAGTCTTGGTTTCTTGGAAGGTTATCCTGGTCAAAAAAAAGGTATAGAAACTATTATACCAAACACAGGTGGGAGTGATGACTATACTAAATTAGTAGAACAATATCTTGTACCAACTGAATCAGATGTAGAACTCAATGATGGTGCTTTTACATCAAGATATTTACAAAACCGTACAAAAGAAGAAAGAGAAGCAATTGAAAAAATGATTAATGAAAAATTTAAATATAACTATGCGGATGTTTAAATGGCAAAGATAGTACAAACATTAACTAGAGCAAGTACAGAATATGAAGAAGATGTAGCTCAATCTTTAATTAGAGATTTAGACGCTGTAAT